CCGTTCCCGTCTCTGTGAGACAATTTGGAAAGCGGTAGCTACTTGGAAATACCTCTACAACAGCGAGGCACCGAGATTCGAGCCCATCTCGGATAATTGTGTCGACCTTAGTAGGGAAACGAAGTGCTACCTGCAGAACTGTCCTGCCGTGGACAGTGAAGCAGAGTTTGCATGGAATTCAATCAAGAAGCTACAACCGGCGTCATGCCGGTGTATGGAAGCCCCTTTGCTTTCATCCGTCGCTAACCATTTCCGGTCTCCACCACCCTCCCTTCCTCGCGGTTATATCACATTTGCCCGTCGGATCGTTCGGAACCTGTTCCCTCACGGGTGGGATTCCGGATCTTACGAATCATGTGTGTTGAACTGCGATCCTTCTTTGTCAGCTTGTTTGGAAAATCGTCGCGGTGCGGGCGGTCTCCATGGCTTTGTCTCAGGGTCCCATGAAGGGCCTGGAAAATTCAGACAGCAAGATTTCCTAACGACTTGTTTGGACGGGGCAACCCGTCCTCTCAGCGTTTCTTCGGGTCTTACTGTCGTGCAAAGCGCGGGGAAACCTCGCCCTCTTAGCAAGTTCTCGGCGGACGCGATCCACTTGAGACCGCTGCATGCAGCGATCTATGATAGACTATCGCGCGAGAAGTGGCTCTGCCGAGGCGATTTTACAACTGACGTCCTACAGCGTGCTGGTTTTTCTTTTGTCTCTGGTGAGACTTTGACTTCGGGGGATTACAAGAGTGCCACGGACAACCTTTCTATAGAGGTTGCTGAGGCTATTCTAGACGAGTTGCTGAGGTCCACGGTCTCTGTGCCTGGATCTATGAAAGCATACGCCATGAAAATCTTGCGTCCCACGTTGTTCAACCTTGAACACGGCATAGAATCTTTTTGTCCGACGAGAGGTCAGATGATGGGGTCTTTTCTTTCATTCCCGCTGCTTTGTCTGCAGAATAGAATCGCTTTCTTGTATGCAGGCGAATCTGTCGGGGTTGATTGTTCAGAATTCCCATGTTTGATCAACGGAGACGACATACTGTTCAGGTCCGGTCCGCACTTCAGTGCGCACTGGATGAATACAGTTGGAAGTCTTTCGTTGGAGGTAGAAAAGACGAAGACATCCGTTTCCCCGGAGTTCGGTTCGCTTAATTCCACACTTTGTCGGCGCTTCGGCGCCTTCTATCGTGTGGTTGCGACTGTCCGAATGGGAATGCTACGGGAGTCCGAGTCTTATGATACTCTCTCGAAGGGTTTTGATGATTTTATTGCTGGACTAAAGGGGTCACTCCGTTATAGAGCGGCGATGGCTTGGTTCAGCTGGAACATAGGAAAAATACGGCCTTTAGGGCTCACAACTTGGGATCTCGGTTTTCGAGGTCCCTTGGCCTATAGGGCGACAAAGAAGTTCGGATTACGGCAAGGCCCGAGTCTCCAGAAAATTCCGAGTCTCAAGGTTGAGAATGGTCTGTCGCTCACTTGTGAGTATGTGGACCCTGATCTCTTGGACCAGGACGAAAAGAAGGAAAACTTGGCCGAATTGGCCGCTTGGAA